GCTTGATTAAACAATGCCTGAACCTTCTTGACCATAGAATTGTGTTCTGGGTGCCGCTTATCTGTATAAGCCGGGTGAGACATAATTGTCGATGCTTCAGCCCTAGCTTCCTCTGGCGTCAACGCCATCTGCGTTCCGCTGGACGGTCCAGCCAAATCCTTGTCAGCCATTGTTGTCTTGGCGATATTAGCAAATGCCCGAAGAACATCAGGGTCATTGCCCATGCCACTGGCTTCCATCTTCGCTGCCAGTTCGTCGCCGCCATATTCAGCAAATGCTTTGCGGGCAAACCCTAAGTTTTGATCGTATGCACGACCCCACTCCTGACGCAAAGAAGTTTCGCCTTGCTCCATAGACTGATCAATCATACCTTTATAGGCTTCATGTTGATTGCCCATGTTGCCAGCTTGCCATGCTACAAGGCTTTTAACTTGCTCTGCATTAAGGCCCAGCTTGTGCGCTTCCTGCTTAAACGACGAAAGCGTTTCATCGTTAAACTGACCAGCGATTTCTTCTGGCAAGTCTTCCGGCAGTTCAATTTCGTATTTTTCAGGGCTTTCAGGGCGACCAAGGAACTCGTAAACGTCATCCCAATCGCTATCCGTAACTGGCTTTGCAATCTTATCCCGCCCAAGGTGCGATTGCAGATTGACATAGGATGCCGCTAGGCTATCCACATCTTTGAATTTAGAAAAACTTGGATTTTCCCGAAGGTCTTCTGACAACGACGAACGCCAATCGTCGTTGCTTGTTTCTGTCTGAGGGGCCGTTTCACTAACTGCTTCTGCATTATCCACCATATCGGCAGGTGCGGTATCGTTAGGCATTGGCTTCAATCTCCTGTGAAAGTTCTAAAAATCGTTCCGGTGTTTCGTCTAGCATCGTGAGAACCATCAACGCGACATTTCTCATGCCCTCGTTAAAAGCAGCATTTTCCAACGCTTCGCCCGGAACAAACGAAGGCCGCAAAACACCGCACTCACGGCAAATGTGGGAAAGAACTCGCTTGCCTTCTTCTGATCCGAAGACAAACCGAAAATCGTCTTTGCTAACCTTGGACAAGGTTTAACCCAGCCTCCCCTGCTGTCTTGGCAACATCAGCGCCCTTTTGCATCATGTCCATAACTTCAGCGCCTTGCATCATCTGCTGCTGCGCCGCTTGCGCTTGCTGCTGTGCTTGCATCTCTGCCATTAAATCATCGTCAGACTTTAGCAGCATTGGCGGAACGCCGTTAAGTTCCGCAATGTGGCGAACAGTATCAGCGCCTTTAATAATCTGGGCAGCTTGCGGGTCCATACCAGCAATCGGCCCGACAAACTCAAGCGTCCGCATAATGCCTTGCGTCTCAGTCTGACGCTGCGCTCTCGCAAGAGGCGACACATATTCAATCTTTAGTTCTAGTTCAGATATGGACTCAGGCGGCTCCGGCAAACGACCAGCGCGTGACAGAACGCCATAGATGCGTTCTATCATAGGCCCAAGGAACTCCGACTGAAGGCGTCCCAGAGTTGGCCCTAGCAGCCGCAACGTGCGTTCTGTGCGCTCGACAACTTCTGTCGCCGTCATACGAGGTGCGCCTTGGAACTGCAACTGGTCAAGAAAGAACGTTGTGCGGATGCGTTCACGCAGATCGTTCATCATTTCGTAACTGAGGCCAATGTTGCCACCAGTAAGCAAAGGCTCAATCCGCGCACCAGAAGATGCACGATAATAATTCAAGCCACCGGGGATGGTGCGAACCGGACCCAATACACCGTCATCCGGCACCAGCAGCGGCGGATCAACAACTTTTTGCGCCGCTTTGATAGTGGTCTTCATAATTTCCTGAAGCATCTTGATATCAGGCAGCGCCGTCATAGCCGGGGACCGGCCAAACACTTCACCGACAGTCTTTGACCAGCGGCCAACCATATAAGGCATTTCGTCAAAGCCGCCTTCAGCCAAAACGTGCTTTTCTTTTTCATCGATGTAAACCGACGCGACCGGCAGCATAGTCGCCGCTTTTTTGCCCTTATCAACATCGTCACGCGGGTAAACGCAATGAAACAGTTCAACCTCTTTATCAAACTCTTTCTTTTCATACATTCTTTGGATGCGCGGAGACAAAGACTTTTCTCCCCACTTCTGCACGATCTGGCGCACAGTCATCTTAAAAATGCGGAAAACGGTATCAACAATTCCATCTGCGTTTTCAGCGATAAATATCTCATCGATATGGATTGACCTGAAGCTGATGCCCTCGCGGGTTGTCGGCTCACCAACAAACATACAAGCCGTGCCAACAGAACAAAGCGACAAATAATATTCATGGATGTGGGACGGGAAGGCTACGTCTGGCGCGGAAAGTTCTGCAAGAATTACATTTGTGGTTTCTTCAAGCCACTGCTTCGCTTCAGCATTATCTGCAAAATTGTCCATGCTGTCTTTGACGCGAAGGCTGAACCAGTTAGATGCCGGGTTGGTCAGCATTCCATGCAGACCAGCAGCAAGCATTTCGTTGGCGTGTATGCCGGTACTATCATAAACAAGCGTGGTTCGCTTATCGCCTTTAGAACGGTTCAGATTAAAATCAGATTCGTTAGGCAGAACAAAATTTGTCAAATCCTGCCAGTGTGATTCCCACGTTCCGCGTTGTGCTTTTAGCTTGTTCTTACGTTTAACAAGATGGATGACTTGTTCTGAGCTAATCATGCCGACCCCTTAAACGGTTGGAAATGCAAATGCTTGAAAATTAAAATCTTCGACCGTTACATCGGCGGTTGATGTTTCATTAGTAACATGAATTTCAATGTAATCATTTACACTCATCAGTGCGCTACCTTGCACCACAACTGCGTACGGTTTGTCAGATGTAATTACTTTATTGCTTACAAGGCTGGCGTCCACAAATGAACCAGATGATGCGCTGTCGTCGTAATGCCAGCCTTTAAGCGACAAAACCTTATTGTTAGACGCCGCCGACAACGAACAGGACGCACTGAACAGTACGATCCTATTAGGCGCACCAATGTAACGCAGCCGCCCGGTGTTAGTGCTGTTATTGTCAAACAACAACTCATTTCCCGAAAGAGCCGTCGTTCCAGCAATTTTGTAATAAGTGCCAGAGACAGCAATAGTTGTGGCCGTTGCGTTGCCCTGCATCGAGCATTCGCCAAAGCTGGGACGCAACGAAACAATCAAATCCCGCATATCGTTTGCGGTAATTTCGTTAGCCGCTTGCCCGTCTTGAAACAGAGACGAAAGCAGCGATGCCGTTGTGCGAACGGTATCAACCATTATTCACCAAGCAGCATTTTCTTGCCGCCTGTCTCCGTGTTACCTGCGTCTGAACCAGTTAGAATTGTTGAAGCACGTCCCTGTGCGCCAGCAGCGCGACGACGAGCATCCTGCTCAGACGCACGAACTTCTTCGGCTGATTTCTCAGGGGGAGGCGGCGGAGGCGGAGGCGGGGCCGGGGCTGGAGAACCTCCAAAACCGGGAACCGTGAATAGCTGTTTAAATTTCATTGGACGCTTCCTTTTGGTCATCGACCGATATAACTGGTGCGGAGTCACCGCAAATGTGTGCAAGGCGCAAACAACCTTAACATGACCGACGCAATTATTCATAACCAACGGAAACAAACGCGGTTGCGTTCCCCGTTCAACTTCAACAACTGCAAAACCTTGCGCCCGGTAATGCGTTGCCAGATCGTAATCAGCCGCCGCTTCCGCTTGAATAACCGGCACACCTTGATGCCAGTTGTAACTAATCCACGCTCCGCGATCTACATCCTGCAACGCACACCAGACATGACGCCGCTTACGATTGAGAAGCCACGCTAATGGATGTGCATTTTCCGCACCAAAGATCAACAGGCATTTCATAGCTTGACATCATAAATGATTATTGGGCTTTTTGTAAACGGTGTATTTCTCAGTATACCCTAACCGTTCATATAGCTGCCCGGTCCTGTCTGGTGTGATCCCCGCCGACACGCCTAGTAACGGTTGCTCGACGCCTTTCTCGCTGCACCATGCGTCATAAGCCTTGACTAACCTTGCTCCCATCATGCCGCCCCGGTGTTCAGGCACAACGTATATCGCAAGGTCGCCGCTTGTTAGGTCATTGCCGAAGAAATGCGGCGCAACGTAGCCGATNNTTGGACTTCTTCTTAGGCTTGGCTTTGCCCATCTTGCGGTAGCCTTCGGTGAGTAGCGTTTTGATGCTGTCGCTCATGGCTCTACTTCCTCGCCTTGATAGCTTTGTCAGATTCCATATCCATGATCTGATGCATAGCTTTTGACCGCGCATTCAGTTCTTCGCCGCTATTGTATACCGGCCATTGACCTGAATCTATTTCAGATTTCCAACGCTTGTATGATTCGCCTTCAGTCATAATTTTCTTTTTTACGTTGTCGTAGCCGGGAACTGAGACAAATTTACCGGCGTTCGGTTCGCCCGCTGGTATTTTTATGCCAGTGGAGTAAACCGTGACGGGACGCCCTTGGTCATCCTTGCCAACTGCTCCCTTTGCAATTGTATCATCGTGGTATTTGACGATCCGCATTTCCTGCGGCGTTAGTCCCAACGATGATTTGACCCCGGCCACATCTGAAGGTGGCGATGGTAAACTATTCTGTGGTTGCTGTGGTAAGCCACCCATATCATTCCCCTATTGCAACGGCCTGACGGCATTGGTTAAAGTGTAAACTTTTGTTTAATTTCTTTTGTTAATTGCATTGAGATAAAAGCCAAAGTTGATTCATTACAACCTCCTGTTCCGAAGTGAATGGTTGAATCTTTGAATAATTTATCAAGTTCTATTTTGGCGAAATCGAGTATATTATCTATTTCTCCTTCGCATTTATTAGAAATATTATCTAATTCAGATAATACATCATAATTATACAAACTTTTTGCAGCTTTGGCTGCTTCCCAGTGTCGTCTTGGTAGCATTGAACATGATAACGTTGCTTTTATCCACACAAACATTGCTTTAGTCGAGTTTACGTTTGGTGCTTCTTTGTGGCACATACTGCAAAGCAGAATAAGATTCGCCGGAGTATCTTTCCCACCGCATGAGGCGGGCACAATGTGACACTTTTCTAGTTTAGATTTAATGCCTTGCTTTTTTTCAACATCACATCTCCAGCAATGCGTAAGCATATCTGCTTCATCGCATCCCATTTCATCTTCAGGTATTCTACCTTCCCAAAAATTAACTATATCCGAGTGTTTTGTTTTTGTTGTCATTTAATATCAATCTCCTATTGCCACAGCCTGACGGCCCCGGTAGTCGTTAGTTTCATAGTTCATCACGCTATATTCCATATCAGCCACCGCTTGCTGGCGGTATACCTCGTTGCTTTTGTTGACCAGCTTCGGAAACAATTCGGTAAAACCCCAGACCATAGCATCAACCCGGTCGGGTGATCCATCGCCTTCGTAACCGGACGCCGTGATCTGGCACATCTGGCTTTCAAGCTGCGGAAACGTGCCGACGTGGTGGATGCGACCGAGAGCGTACAGGGCGCTAATAGGTTCTGCTCTGACGTGCTTGCCGCGTGTCGCGTGTACCTCAATGATGTTGATGCCGGGGCGAACGCTGTTTAGAACGTGGCGGCACATATCGCCGCCTTGGTTCTTCTCAATCACGATCCCGTCAGCATCATATCGGTCGTACATAGCGATGGCCCGCCGCGCCCAGCGTTCAGGTGCGCCCTTGGTCGTGCCATCCTCAAGCATATAACCGTGGCCTGATTGGCTAGATGCCACTGCCACAATACCGTGTTCATCGCTATGCGCCTCGCTAGACACCGCCGGGTCAACCGCGATCAGGATACGGGACAGATCGTTAGGCAACTCAGCTTCACGCCCTTCGTTGATGTCCCGCATATTCCAGATTGCGCCAACCGCTTGCGGTTCGTAATCGCCCAGCCAAATGTGGCTGTAACGGTCGGGACGCAGACGCCTATCAAGCGCCCGCTCTGCTTCCAATTCTTTTGGAAACCACGGGTTGCTATCGTAATTGACCTGCACAACCGCCGCGCCTTCTGGAACGTCATCGCCGCGCAGGAATTTATCAACCGCATCCATGCGGTTGCGCGGGTTCCAGCTAAAATACATCTGCGAACCGGGTGCGCGGATTGTCGGACGCAGAAGTTCCAATGATTTCTCAGACAGCGTTTGCGCTTCCTCAACCCAAGCAATGCGGAAGCCTTCCAACGATTTTATCGTTTCCGCTGTGTGATCCTGCATACCCATAAATATAACCAAGCCGCCTTGCGGCGTCTCAATGCGGTCGTGCAGCACCCGAAAACGATCAGCAACGCCTAGTGCGTTGATCTTGTCAGCAATCAACCTGTAAGCCGATTCACGCAGGGATTTCTGCACCTCACGAATGCAAACGGCGCGGATAGTCGGGTCTTCAATCATCCTGTCCACAATACGCTCTGCAAAATGGTGCGACTTGCCAGACCCACGGCCGCCATGAGCGCCGAGATAGCGCAAATCCGGCTGAAACAAAGGCCGAAATGCTTTAGGCGTCGGGATCGTTAATTTTGCCATCAACAAA